GCATCGTTGAGGGTGGTCTTCGCCGCTGTACAGATGGCGTTGGCCGTCTTGATGGCCTGCGGCGTGATGATGGCGTTCGGCGTAGTGGCCAAGACTGTCTCCTATGCGGCGGAAAAGGCGACCGCCATCGCGACCGCGAAGGCGTTTCGGGCTGCGGTGTAGGCGGCGAGGTCGGAGAGATCGGCAGTCGTCGGCAGCGCCCAGGAGGCGATCGTGCCGTTATTGGTCAGCCACTTTCCAGAGGCGCCCACCAGGGAGGGCAAGGAAGCCCCTCCCCCGACAACCACCGAGGCGATGTAGTCCTTGAGGCTCGAGCCGCCGTAGCCCAGCGTCTTGACGTTCGTCGCGTCACAGAAGATGTCCACGATGTCTGCGGTCGCGACCTGGACGGTGGTCCCGGCGCCCGTGGTGAATGTCAAAGTGGCGGACGAGGCGTTCCAGATCCGGTACGCCTTGGTCACGCTCGGGATGGTGACGGTGAACGGCCCCGCCCCCCCGGTGAACTTCACCATCGCCGAGCGGGCTTCGTCGTCGGCGGTGTTCGAGGTCGTCAGGCTGTAGTCGCCGGTCAACGGCACGGTCACCAGGCCCGCCACCGCCTTGTCCACCCGGCTGATCACCGTGTTCAGCCGGTCGCCCCAGACGTTGACGTTCTCGCCCGTGAACTGGAGCTCGAAGCGGAGCGAAGTCGTATAGCTGCTGGGCATCAGATGGTCGCTCCCGTGTCCTGACGGCGCCAATCGGTTCCGTCAGAGACGGCCAAGATGTTGAGCGTGGTGTTGCGCAGCACGCAGTTCGGGAAGTCCGCGGCCGGCGGCATCTGCGCCGTGTTGCAGGCGAACACCGGCGCGGGCTGCATCGGGCGGTGCAGGTCATCGAACGCCCGGGCGATCTGCAGCCGTGCGCTCGGGATGTCGGCGAAGGTGAATCTCATTCCGGCGTCCAGGTCTCGGGGTTGGCGGGAACGCGGGCCCAGGCCTGGTCGGCCTCGGGAACCGCCGACCAGGCGGCCGAGGTGGTCGGAAGCGGCGACCAGGTCTCGGAACCGGCAGAAACACCCGACCAGGCGCCAGCGGGCGTGGGGACGCGCCGCCAGAGCGAGACAAACGCCCAGAGCGCCCCCGCCAGGGGCGTCGCCACGGCTCGGACCGTGACGCTGTAGAGCTGTCCCGCCCTGGCGCCCAGGAGCGCGGCGGCCGGCGTCGCAGCGGCGACAATCACCTTGACGGCTGCCCGGACGAGATTGCCCATCGGCGCCATGCCGGCCAGGACGCTGTGCGACGTCACTCGCAGGAGGAGTGTCGCAGGCGTGGTCGAGACCGCTAAGCCGGTCAGCACGACCTTCAACCGCGCCAGCGTCGCGGCCGCCGGGTTGGAACCAAGCGCTGATTTCGCCGTCTGTCGCCACGTCAGCACACTTGGCGTGTTCGAGGCGAGTTGCAGCTTGCCAGTCGCCCGCGGGATCGTCGCGATAGGTGTCGACCTCGCCAGCACCGACCTTCCCCAAATCGAAGCCCAGGAGAGGCCGAGCGCAGGCGTCGTAGTGGCTTGGATCGATCGGACGAACGCCCTAAGCAGCGCTGGGACCGGCGTAGACGCGACGAGGGCGCTCTTCGCCATCTGCCTGGCGATCCTTGACGCCGGCATGACGGCCGCGGACCGCAGCTTCGTGGTGTCACGCTTGACGCCCGGCGCCGGCGCGTTGGAGCTGCGCGCCGCCTTTCCCGCGGCCCGTGCAACTGTGGGCCCCGGCGTGCTGGCGCCCGGAACGCTCTGGTTATAGGTCGTGCCGCTAGCCGCGGTGTAGACAAGGACGATCAGACCGGCTTGGCCCGACCCCGCCGTCGTCCGGCCGCCGCCGCCGCCCGCGCCCCGGCTACCGCCGGCGCCGCCCGTGCCGCTCGAATTCGAGGTGCCGCCGCCGCCGCCGCCGGGACCCGCGCTGAGGCCGTTGTTCGCCCCGCCGCTGTCGTCCGTCCAGACCTGAGAACCGGCCCCGGCGCCCCCGGCGGCGTTGGATCCTACGCCGGAGCCCCCGCCGCCGGCGCCGCTGTTCGCCGTTGCGGAGCCGCCGCCGACCGTGAATCCCCCGCCGGACCCGCCGCCAGAACCGCCCGTCCCGGCGCCGCCGTTGCCGCCGTTGTTTCCGGACGACGGCGATGCGCCCGCTGTCGAGCTGCCGCCGTTCGATCCGCCGCCGCCGCCGCCAGCCGTCGTCGTCGGGGAGCCGCCGTTCTTGCCGACGCCCGTGGAGCCCGCCGCGCCGCCGCCGCCGCCTGCGCCTCGCGCGACACCGCCGTTGCCCCCCGCGCCGCCCGCGAATTTCGTGGCGCCTGTGGAATTGGCGGTGGACCCGCCCGGGCCGCCGGTGGCGTTCGTTGGCGTCCGGCCATAGTCGGCGACGACGCTGGACCCAAACGAGGTCGGCGTCGTTCCGCCGCCTGCGCCGATCGTGATCGTGTAGCCGTTGCCCGGGGTGACCGAGACCGTGTCGGAGGCGTAGGCGCCGCCACCGCCGCCGGCGAGCTGGTCCGCGGTGTTCCGGCCGTTGCCGCCCGGTCCGATGGCGTGGACATCAACGGAAGTGACGCCAGCCGGACAGGTCCACGTCCCTGACGCCAGCCAAAGTTCGGTCGTGGCCACAGCCTAGGCCGCGCTCGGGACCATCTTCAGGCCGAACGTGAAGGCGATGGAATCGCCCGAGACGACGTTGACGGCCGAGAAATCCCCTCGGATCAGCATGTTGCCGGACGAGACCGCGTCGAACAGGCCCGCCTCGGTGATCGCCAGCGATGAGCCTGCGGTTACGGTCCCGGTGACCTGATAGTTGTCATTGGTGTTGGTGACCGTGGTGCGGCTCTCGGTTCCCACCGTGCGGCCGCCGGACGTGGTCGGCGCCGCCTCGGTGACCAGCGCGGTCTGGGTGACAGCCGCGGTGGTGGCGCCGGTCCCCCAGCCGATGTTTTTCGGCGCCGTGCCAGCTTGGATGATCCGGTTCGTCACGATGGCCGCGCCGGCGTTGGTGAAGGCCGTCAGCAGTGAGACGAGCCCCTTGCGGATCAGGTCCTGGAGGATGCCGCCCTGCGGCGCGGGGAGAGCAACAGCGACCATTAGACGTTCTCCTTCTCGTAGGCGGCGATCACGAACCCGCCCGGCTGGAACTTCGCCTTGTCGGCGTCCAGGTCGGCGGGGATGTAGCGAAGCGTCTGGCTCATCCGGCCGTCGGCGGAGACCAGCTCCACCGTCAGCCCGCGCGCCTGCGCCGCGATCGGCTGGCCATTGAATTCCGCGGAGACCGTGATCGGCTCCTCGGCGCAGGAATGGACTTCAAAGCGCATCGTCAGATCCTTTCGATGAGGCGGCGCAGCCACGCGGCGATGGCGAAGCAGGCCTGGGCCAGCCGCGCGCCCAGGCCTCGGCCTGAGATCGTCGCGGGCACGCAGACGGTGCGTCCCCGCGTCGAGGCCGCGCCGCAGTCCGGGCACGCGCCAGCTGGCTGTGGCGGCGTGCGCGCCAGCGGATGCGGCGCCGCACAAGCCTCGCACCGTGGCAGGAGCGTGTGGGTGAGCGACGGCTCGAAGGCGCCGTCCAGGCCCGCGCCCAGAGTGTTGTCGTGCATCAGATATCCCGGGTGATGTCATAGGCGGCAGGGCGGGCGATCAGGCTCGTCTCGACGCGAAGCTTGCCGGCCTGCCGGCGCCGGACCGAGCGCAGCTCCGCTAGGCCGCCCTCGAACTTTTGCAGGTATCGGTTGGCCGCGTCCCAGTTCTGGTCGAACTCGTGGAAGCTCGCGAGCGCGCCGTCGAGATAGACATCTGGCGCTTCGGCCAGCAGCCAGTTCGTCGGATTGGAGTCCGACAAGGCCGGCAACTTGGTGAAATAGGTCAAGAGCGTCGAATAGGCTTGGTCCGGCGTCGGATGGAGCATGAGCTGCTCGCCGAGGATCGCATAGATCCGTGGCCGGCCGGGGGCGTCGTCTCCCTCGACGTAGGATGCGATGACGTCCGAAGGCGCGGGATCGAGCTTCGTATAGACCTCCGACCCGCTGGCCCGCACCTGCACGGTGATCGCGTCGGCGAAGTCGTCAGGCAGCGCAGTCAATGGCGTTTCGATACTCGCCGTGTCCTGCGCTTCAGTCTTCCGGTCGCGCAACCAGCGGTTCACCTTCGCTTCGGCATTGCCGATAAAGGTCGGAATCCGGGTCGCAAGGTCGCCGCGCTCTACCCAGTCGGCGAGCGCCGCCATCAGCTCGGCATAGGTGGTGATCGCCACGTGTGCGGCTCCGCAAACATGAGGGCGTGGCGGATGCGACGGCGCGCCGGGGCGCGCCGTCGCATCCGAGCTCAGGCGCGGACGCCGCTAGTTGTTGGCCAGCCGGCAGGCCAGTTGCGGTCGAAGGGTCTTGAAACCGTAGAGGACGTCCAGCCGGCAGGGAAACTTGTCGTTGTTGATGTCGTACTGGCGGACGATCCGCATCGACACGCCATCGAACACCTCCCGAGCGGCGAAATCCACGCCCCGCGGCATAACCATGTCGGCTGTGGCGAACGCGAAGGCGCCCTTGTGGTACGCCATCGAGATCCCGTGATTGGTGGAGGCGGTCCCGGCGATGGTGATCGCCGCGTTGTCCGCGGGCGCGCCGGACACGTTCTGCAGCGCGCCGGTGATGACGATCGCGGGCGAGATCGGCCAGGATGTGATGGTGGCGCCGGCGCCGACCACGAACTGCTGCAGGATGCCCGTCGACTGCTTGGTCTCCGGATGCACCCGGAACACGCCGGCGATGGTGAAGACGTCACCGGCGGCCGGCGCGTTGGCCCCGGTGTCCACCGTCAGGCTGGAGCCCGTCTGACTGGCGCCGTTGACCAGATAGGCGCCGTTGGCCGCGCTGCGTGCGTGCGACGGCCAGAGCGTATTCTCCATGAAGTCGAACCCCGCCGTGCGACCCATGAAGCCTTCGCGGTGCTGCTTGGCGATCGTCGCCCGATCGTTGAACAGGCCCTTAAGCGCATCGACCAGGTCGACGTTGTCCTGGGTGTTCAGGTTCGCCGTGCGGCTGGCCAGGGGCGCCAGATTGTCCACCAGTATCTTCCGGCCCTGCAGGATCTTGGCGAAGGTGGCGGCGACGCCCTGGTTGTTCACCTGGTTGTAGACGTCCTTGTACATGTTCATGGCGTCGGCCTCGATGGTCGCGGCCAGCACGCTCATGGCGGGTTCGATCACCCGTTCGGAGAAGTCGTCCAGCGATAGGGTCAGATCCACCGAGGTGAAGTTCAGGTCGACGCCCTTCTGGGTCTGCACCTTCAGGTCGACGCTGGATTCCGTAGTGTCCTGCGCCGAGAGGGTCGCGCCGGAGCGCACCACGTACTGGTTCGGCAGGCGCACCTTCAGGGTGTCGCCCACCTTCGCGCCTTGGCGTGCGAAGCTGTCGTCGTATTCGCGGGTGATGGAGCCCACGAAGTTCAGCTTCTGATGCAGCACGCGCAGCGCTTCGCGCGTCACGGCGGTCGCCGTCAGAATCGTATTGGCCATAAGCCTTTCAGGTCCTTTCTTGAAGGCGCGCAGCCGCGCGCACAGGCGTCACGCCCGCGCGACGCGCGGTTGCGGGAATGGGGATTAGAGAAACGGGAGCCGCCAGCGCGGGCGGCGTCAGATCTTCAGCTCGCCGCGCCGGCGGCGAAGCTTGGGGGCTCGAAGCCGTTCAGTGTCGTCAGTCGCCGGAGACTTAGTTGCGGGCGAGTTGCGAATTGCGCCGGCGCATCCATTCGCCGGTGCCGAGCTCGTCCCGCACGCCGCCGGAGGCGGCCGCTGCGCCCGCCACCATCACCGCCGGGCGAACCGCCTGAGCTTGCGCCGCAGACTGCGAGGCCGCCTGTCGTTTCGACTGTTCGTCGCCCTGGAACGCGCGGTGCAGGATCCTCCAGAGGCGGTGGTCGGCGACCTCGCGCAACTCGTCGATCGTGACGCCGAAGGCCGCCGCATATTCCACAAGCTTGCGGGCCACGTCCGGAGACCAGCCCTCGATCTCGCGCGTCAACACCTGGCCGGCCTCCGCCAGCTGGGCGGCGCGCTTGCGTTCGGCGTCGAGACGTCGCTGGTCATGCCTTTGCGCGACCGCCTGCGCCAGGTCGGCGCGCGCCGCCTGGGTCAACTGGAACTGCCGCCAGAGCAGTTCGGCGCGCTGGGGATCGCCCTCCGCAAGGCTGCGCCAATCCACATCGTCGTAGGCCGCAAGCTGCAGGTCCAGGACGTGGAGTTGGGCGCGGTCCGCCAGGCCCTGCTCGGCGAGCTCCACTTCTTGCGCGACGCCCCGGCGGCGAGCGTCGAGATCGCGGGCGTGGGCCGCCAGTTCCTGCGCTTTACGCTCATGGTCTGCGTTCGTGAGGAACGAGTCCTTCAGGGCGACAGGGATCGCATAGATCTGTCCCTCATGCTCAACTTGCACCATGTCATCCAGGTCGCTCGGTTGACCCTCAGCGCCCAGGTCGTATTGGCCGCCGATCGCGGCGTCGTCGTCATTCATGGAATCCTCTGAGGTCAAGCCGACAGCGTCGCAGGTGCGACGCCTATCTGGCGAATGGGTCGGGAAGACCGGTCTGGGGACGGCCAACGGGGCCTGTCCTTCGAAAATTGGCGAGCGAGCTTGGCTGGCGGCGCCAATTTACAGAATAAAAATGAAATCCAACATTTTCAATATACTGAAGTAATATTCCCGGATATCGAAAGCTTGTCCTTTCCAGCTATCGTATATCGAAATTTCCCAACCGAATCCGCATAGACCGGTTCACACAATACGCATTTCATATTTTGATCAAGTATTCTGACTAAGAATTCTTCATTCTTGGCTTTAAATATGATCTCCGCGTCATCACATTTCTCGGCGCAAGTCTGAATATAGATTTCCCCCTCAGAATTGATAGAGATCTTTCGCCCGCCATGGCTGGTGATGTCGGAGCCCATGAGAACGACATGCTGATTTTTGGACCGCGCCACCCGCCAATTCTGGTAGGAGCAGCCGCCTATAAACCCCACCATAAGCATCAACAATGTGAGTCCATAGCGTCTTCGTGTCTTCTCTGGAGACCTTGTCGTCTCATTCTGGACCATTTGAACTGACCCCCCCGATATCCGTAAAGATCAATCAACCCCCGGGAAAGCCGCCAACCATCAGGACGCGCGCTGATTACCGATGACACCTAATAATTCGGATAACTTCGCGTGCCTGAGCGGGTCGCAGGTCCGTCCTTGTAGCCATTCTTTGGTGTTCCATAGTCGCCATAGGGCCTTGAAGGATAGACCGCCCGGTCAGGCAAGGCGTCGTCATAGCGATCCTGACCATCCCGCATGGCGCCGCGGACCGAGACCGGCGCTTCCTGAAGCGTGGATCTATCTATGGGACGACGCGCGACCGACGAAGCCACGCCTTCGCCATTGTTGATCATGTCCATGACCGACTCGGAGAGCGGTTGGAACCGCATCAACCCCTCCAGTTCATGTTCCACTCCGACAACGGTGGAGAACACCGGTCCGACCTCATCAGCCATCCGGCGCGACCATTCGGCATGTCGCAACGCATCACGAGCGTCGTTGTGATGCCCGACATGCCGCGCCTTTTCCTCATTCGCAATGCGCTCGCCGACCGCGACCTTGGCGGGAATGTCCCACCATCTCTTGGCGCGCTGGTTCAGAGAGGCAGTCGATGGATCGACAACGCCAGTCATGATCCGCGCGTTCTGTCCCGCCTGCGTAGCCGCGTTGCGGCGCGCCGGCGCCAATCCGCGGGATCTGTCCAAGGCGTTGTTACTTGACGGACCCATTATAAGACATCTCGCTATCGAGAAGAAATCCAAGATTCGAAGTAAGAGCCAACGACACAGTCTGTCGAGTGACTTGGTTGAAGCGGCC